TTTGACGTTTTCTTGATTCTCCAGACCGGGCAGGTTTGCACCCGTCTGCATAGGAAGTATTGGATTTGCCATGTTTTATTTGAAAAACTGGTTAAAGGCTTTTACTAAAGCTGGATGGGAATAGGGGTCGGTGTTTTGTGGATTTTCTGCCACAAATAATTCTGCCTGCATGTCTTTTACTGATTTTCCTTCGGCAAACCTAGGAATCACGTTAGTTTCCTCAATCATCATTTGTTGTGGGGTTTTTAACATGCCCGGACTTTGAGGCGCCATTCCGGCCTCTTCCATTAACATTTGGTGTGGAGTCTTTAAGGGATTCATAATACTACTAATGCAATAAATGGGGGTATTCCGCCCTACTGGGCGTACGGATTAACAAACTTCTTGGAGTAGTCTTCATCGGCATAACTATAATCCCTCGCTGGTAATGGGTCAAGTTGGATCCATCCTGAGTCACGCAACACACGCAACGCCTGAGACAATGAGTCCACGTAGTCATCATGCCCGCCCGCTTCTGGGAACGAACAAACCTGACGCAAGAACCGTTTTGCCCAGCTTGCGTATTCCCCTTTTTGTTTGTTGTCTTCTGGTATCCAAACTTTACCTTTGGCTACCAGGGGTGCAACAATGTTAAGACGCTGCACCTTGTCCGCTCTGCCAGGATTATACCCCCTGACCGGGACACCGGCACCTTGGAGTTCTTGGATTAGGCTGATACCCGCCGACTTGTCTTCCATTAGGATCAGGTCCGCCTTTCGGCCCTTGCCAAAGTCGTTGTCCGCACCGTATACCACTTCCTTGAAGTCTTCAATTACTTTTCTACGCAGCTCCGGGTATGACAAGTGCTCGTCCCAAGAGTCTAGCAGTATGATTGCCGTGCCGGCGTCTAGTTGTTCAAACACGCCCCAGATGGTGCAGGCGGTTGGGTCGTTCATAGTCTTCTCAGAAGTCGCCGGATCATACGACGCAATAACATACTCCAGCGTCGGAGTGGGTTTGTTCGCCGGCCACAGGCGGAACTGTTTGCGCTTGATGATACCCGACTGTTCCGGGTCAAGGATCTCACCATAGATCTCTTGTCGGCCAATATCAGTGCCGTCGTAAGTCTCAAGCTGTTTGAAGAACGTCTCTGATAGGTTGGCTCGGTTGTCATAGGACGAGGCGTTTGACACATACACGTCGCCTCCAATTTTCCCTTCGTTAAGATCTACAATTAATTCTTTTGGCTTGGGAGTGGTGGTAATAATCTGCTGCACTCGAGGGATGCGTGGGTCCCGTAGACGTAAGGTAAACTGTACGCCGTCGTAGGCATCGTCGATGTAATCAAATGCACACAGCTCGTCAAACCAGGCGCCGTGATACTGTTTACCACGATACCGTTCTGGCTCGGAAGCTGGGATTCCTTGGATAAGAGACCCATTTGTAAGGGTAATTTCAAAAAGGGACTTGTTGTAGTCTCGTATAAGTGACGGGGGAATGATATTGAGAAGTCCAGAGTCCCCCTCGAAACAAGTTGCACGTATATCGTTTGAGGTGGGAGCGGTGACGAGCCAGCGGGTGTTGTCAAAACGCCAAGCACGGATGCCAATCCAGTGGCTAGCAGTGTGCGTCTTCCCCGATCCACGACCGGCAAGCATAAGAAACGTGTCATACTCACCATCTTCTGGTTCCCTTTGGTGCGCTAAGGCTTGTAAATGCCACCGCACTTGCCAAATGGCAGCTTCTAGCTGCTGCTTGGGCCAGTGTTTGTTGTTTTGTGCAAACTTTTTTAGTATAAGTTCTTGTTTGTCTGTTAATGGCATGAAATAAACCCTTCTCCTATGAGAAAGCTGTTGTCCTGTCCGGTTGTCTCAATATGCACGCACATCTGCGCGGCAATCGGTGTTATTTTGGTGATGTATCTGCGCGCCTGGTGCACCTTTATGGGCGGCGAGACCTGATTTTCAACCAACTTTGTGCGGCTTTTAAAACTAATCGTGTAATACCTGTAAGTGTCATCAAACTGTACCTTAGTTCTATGGCCTAGTGATTCCACAAGACCCTGAACCTGTAACATAAGCCCGTAATTAATTGACGTAAACCTAAATTGATCTTTTGCTTTTGAATATTGTCTTGATTTTGCATACAGTATACCACACAACAGTTCGGTTCGTTGCTCTGCCGAGGCTAATAGGTAGTTTTCTGGTATTTTTGTGGGTATGTTTGGTGCTAATTGCGATTCAATACTAGGACTTACCACAAATTCACGCTCGCCGGTGTTAATTTTCTTACCAATTACCAGTTTGTAGCCCGCGTCTTTGAATTTTTGCTCTACAAACTTAAACGTGCCCCGGGGTGCTGCCATACTTCGGTTAGCTCGTCGGTTAAAAAACCAAAACCCAAAGATAAACGGCTCTACCGGCAGGTCTTGCCTGGGAAGAGATAAAGGTTTTGTGGTTGGGACTGAGTAGATTAACCTGTTTGCATGGTTTTTTAAGTTGGTATCTACCAACTTATCCACGGATACAAACTTTAATGGGCGCCTAAACTTCTTCTTGCCCTGGTACTCACAGATTCTTTGGCGGTATTTTGGCGTTTCTACCAAAAATCCTAGCTTATCGTCCCCAGCGGCAGTAAGGTAGTCGTTAAACAACACCTCATAACAGGTTTGGGATCGGTACTCTTGGATTAATTTAACCTGGACAATTTGTCCATCTTTGTTAAAAATATAATCGCCAACTCGCAGTTTGCTTGCTGGCTTCCAATAGTCAAGGGTTAGTACTTTTTGGTTTGCTAGTATTGCCATAGAAGTTTTCGAGGACCCAGAAGTCCAGCCATCGCCCTAACGGCGCTCGAATTTTGTTTTGGATTGGTATTGGTAGGCGGTTGATATCCATAGTTTCGGTTAACTTTAGGCGGTACTCAAGAAACTTTACGGTTTCTCTATCAAACACTTCGACCGGTATATCTACGCTTTCAAAATTGTGAAGGTCACATACCAGCACTCTGAGGCCACGAAACTTCCCCGATGCGCTTTCGAGCGCACCTTGGATTTGGTATGCGTAATCGTTCATATTCTAACTAATGCAAAAAAATTAGGCATTGCGTCCTATTTTAAAAAATAAAAAATTGTCCGACTTTATTTAAAAAAATTTGGGAAGTTGGACAATTTTTTTTCTAATCCAATCAAATACTTAACTTAAAAATTGTCCGACTTGTCCGACTTGTCCAACTTCTTTGCAACTTTTACCCTACCAATTAAATTTATCTTTTTTTTAAAGTGAGTAAAAAAGTGAAATAAAGTCGGACAAGTCGGACAAGTCGGACAATTTTTCAAGTAAGTCTATGATTTTGCTAAATAAAAAATTGTCCAACTTCTTTCAAAATTGTCCAACTTGTCCAACTTCTTTTTTAAAAAATTACAAAAATATACAAACTTGCGCTTTGTGGGGCCCCCGGGCCGTGGGGGGTGGGGGTCTAAAAAAGGGGTATCGACAATTAGGAAAAGCCCCCTATTTCGCATTGTGAGATGCGATTTCACATTGTGAAACGCAACCCCTAATTGGTGCGGTGCAACATTGGTGCGGTGCAACATAACCCCCGTTTAAACAATGCACCAATATGGTGCATCATGTTGCGGTGCAATATGCGTGCTTGCGTATATACGCACATATGCATATAACCAGCCCGCCCCGTTTAAACAATGCACCAATATGGTGCATCATGTTGCGGTGCAATATGCGTAGGTGCGTATATACGCATTGAGGCATATAGATAAATAACCATGCGGGTGCGAGGGGCAAAGTGGCGGTGAGCCGAGATAGTGGCATTTTGCCGAGTTAGTGATTACCCACTATTTCACAATGTGAAAATCCATTTAAACGCATTTAAAGCCCCATACAAGCCATTTTTGAAATGAGGTAAGGGGGTAGCCTCAGACGATAGGCGATCTCGATTTTCGAGGGTAAACCCTAAGTATAAAGAGAGCCGAAACCATAACTAAAAGTTATAACCGCCAACTGTAATTTTTCTCACATTGTGGAATGAAAACCCTTGTTTTCCTCTGTCAAATCTATACCATTGAGTTATAGCAATTTTGCTATTTGATTACTAACCTTTAAGGAATAGAACATTATGAACAATAGAGAACAATGGTTAAACACCATAACTAATAAGTATCTTCGCCCCCATTTTGCTAGTAAGGGCTACACAATCCCCGATAACATTCGGTTATCTTGCTCACAATCTAGCAAGGGGATTCACACCAAAAAACATCAAAAGAGATTCACATTGGGTCAATGCTATCCCGCCTCAATGAGTGGCGATAACACTACTGAGATTATCATTGTGCCGAGTTTGTCTAATTCGGTTCGTGTTGTTGATGTTTTGATTCATGAGTTATGCCATGCCACAGTAGGCAATAAAGAGGGTCATAACAAGGTTTTCGCTGATTGTGCGTATGCCGTAGGTTTAGAGGGCAAGCCCACATCAACTACCGCAACAGAGGGTTTAAAACAGGCGATTCTACAATGGGTTAAGTATGAGGGTGAATACCCACACGCTACCCTAAACGCTACCTATAAAAAGCAATCTACCCGCTTACATAAGTGTGATTGTGTTCATTGTGGCTACACCATGCGGATAAGTAGTAAATGGCTCAAACTCGCTACCCCCCGCTGTCCTTTAGGTCATGGCGAAATGACTCACGATTTCGCCTCAGATGATGAGGATTCTGAGGAATAAACCACAGGGCGGGGAAAACCCCCGCCATGTTTAAACACACCAACCAACAGGAAAACAAAACCATGAAATTCACAATATTAAAACTGATTAAAGAGAACAAAGTTGTCCCCGCCAAATTGTTAGCCGATCAAACCCCCAATGGGTTCACATGGCAAGTAGGCGATTCTGATGTTTTGGAATATGACCGCACCACTAAGCAATTCACATTAGAGGTTTACGAATTCGCCAATGATGATTGGGAACTCGTAAAAACTTTAGGGCATGAGCAAGCCTACCAAGTGGCATTAGATGAGGGCATTATTTACGAGTAAACCACAGGGCGGGGTTATCCCCCGCCATGTTTAAACACTAACCATAGGAACTAAAATTATGACAATCGAACTCAACCCAATCAGCAAAAATATCAATGTGCTATCACTACCAATGGGGGATATTTTGTTTAGTTATAAAACCCCTGTTGCGTTTTATGAGATGAATACAGGGAACTATTACAGGACATCTCAAAAGTGGTCAAAAACCACTAGCCGACACATTAACCAATGGTTAGCGGATCGACACGCAACAGAGAAAACCACAGAAAAGCCACAGGTATTCTTTGACGAATTGACAGGTTTTATTTAATCAACCACAGGGCGGGGGAAACCCCGCATTGTTTAAACATAGGGGCAGTTATGAAAACAAAACTAAAAAACAGATTAGACAAATTAACCAAACTCTATCCGAGTGTGTGGTTTAAAGATGGGGGCGAGTTTGCCTCTAGCCATGCCAATTCAATTTGGACAGGTGAGGGGAGTGAAATAGAGGGGGATTATGCGTTTAGTTTTTACGGCTACCCCGACACATTGGGGATACACCCGAAACTAGAAAAGACCCTAAACAAAATGGGGTTATATGCCGAGTTTTATGATGGCGGGACAGTTTTCATTTACGAACAATAAGGGGCAACAAAATGCGTAATTTACCATTGATCATAACCACAGTCATACTCACCGCCATATTCGTTTTATGTCTGTATGTGGTGCTAGAAAAAGCGATAGCCATATGCGTAGTAGGGTTAATCTTTACATCTTTTGCGTTTGGGTATATCGTTAGAGATGATTTAAATTAAAGGGGAAAACATGAGGAACAACAGAATCACATTATCAATAAATGAAATCGTTAGAGTGTCCGAAGTTTTGGAACTGTATAAGGTGGCGTTTAAACAAGACCCCGACAATACCGAATTTTACAGGGGTGCTTATTCTATGCTTACCGATTTGGATATTGAGCCAAAGACCGCAAGCCAATTACTCACCACGATTCAATTTAAAGTGCGTATTGCTAAGATCGATTCCGAAAAGGAACGGCAAGAGGAATACGATTTGACAGTTAAATATCAGTTATGACCAACCAACAACAGGGGGCTATTTTCTAAACCAACCTAGACCCGCCTATACAAGCGGGGGCAGTAAACCAATACAACCAAAGAGGCAGATTATGATTGAATATATTGACGAATCAAAAGCGTATGAACTTTATGACGAGATGCTAGATGAACTCTACTCACCCATAAACATAGCGGGGATAGAGTTCGACCCTAGCAGAGTGTTAAAGGAACTAGACCCGATTGCTTACCAATGTGGGTTTAATGATTGGCTCGACAGTTGCGACCTAACGACTGATCCGAGTGAACTCGAAACCGAAACCGAATGAGGGGGTGTTTAAACATGGCTAACCCAATTAATAAAATCCTAGACGATTTGCGGGTGTGTGATGATGTGAAAGAGGCACAGGCAATACTAGACGAAACCTTTTACATTTATGGGGCTGATTCTGAGGAATTGGAAAGGGTGGGCGAACTTTACCACACCCGCATAAATGAACTGATCGAGGGGCTAGATCGTGATTATTGACCAACAAAGACCGACACTCACAGAGCCACAGTTTTATGAAATCGTGCAAACCATAGCCGACATTGGTAAAGATTATGACGACTACAAGACCTATTACAAGATGTGCGATAGGTATGGTAAGCAAGTGATCGACAACATTGTGTTTAAGATCAATGACATTTATTTAGACATATTAAGAGGGGGTGCGTTTAAACATGAAGAATGAAACTTTATTTGAAAAAATCGCAATAACCGCTTTATTAATTTTGTTTTTAGGTTTACTATTATTTTCATCATTACCAATCTGAAAGGCATAGCCATATGGCAAACTTATATAAAACCATTTCATTACAAGATACAACCAACCTTATCCAAGCAGTAGGAACGCATACGACTGTATTGGCACAAGGTGAGATGGGTATCGGTAAATCATCAATCCTACACGCATTAAGAGCAAAACTAGGGGAAAAATATCATTATTGTTATGGTGATATGACAACCAAAGATGTGGGCGATTTTCTAGTGCCAAAGATACGCAGTTTAAACGGGTCAGAGGTATGCTCATTTATTCCTAACGAGGAATTTGGTTTTCACCATGACAAACCAATCGTATTAATGCTTGATGAGATCGGCAAGGCAAGTAAGGCAGTAATGAACGCTTGTTTACGCTTGATGCTAGAACGCAAACTAGGCACTTACTCACTACCGAATGGATCGATTGTATTTGCAACCACTAACCTAGCCAATGAGGGCATAGGCGATATGTTGCCCCCTCATGCACGAAACCGCCTAACAGTTGTAAAGGTGCGTAAACCTACGGCTGACGAGTGGCTCGAAAACTTTGCATTGGATAACGATATAGCCCCTGAAATCTTGCAGACTGTAAAGCAATTCCCGCAGATGTTAGCGAGTTTCGAGGATTACACTAATCCAAAAGACAATGAGTATATCTATGATCCACGCACACCCCGCCCCGCTTTTGCAACCCCACGCAGTTTGTCAAAGGCAAGCGACATTATTAAAAAGGTCAAGCCATTAGGGATCGACATTCTCGGACACGCACTTAAAGGCACTATTGGGGATCGTGCAACCTATGACACATTGACCATTGTGCAGTTGTCAGAGCAGTTGCCTGATTGGGAAAGCATTATTAAAGAGCCAACAAAAGCACCCATTCCCAAATCACCCTCAGCAGTTTGTATGCTTGTGTATTCGGCAGTTCAACAGATCGACAAGGAAACACTACCCAAGTGGCTAACATACATGAAACGATTAAGCAAAGAATCACAGGGTTTATTTGCTACAAGTGCCATGCGAACACAGAAAAAAGCCATTGTTGCAACCAATAAAGAGTTCGTAAAGTGGGCTACCGATAATAACTATATGTTCTCTGGGAGTGTTTAAACATGGATCAGGCAATTAAAATTATTGATATGCTTATGAACTTAGCCATTGACCTAGCACCCGATCAGGAATTTGCTGAGATGTATGGATTCAATGACAAACTCAACGAGGCACAAGCATTCATTGACCAACAAAGGAAAGCAAAATAACTATGCCAAATCCAAAAGGCAAAATTGAACTCGATCTATCCAACACCATGCAATACAAGTTGAGATTGGTTAAGACGATTGAGGAAAAAACCAAACTCATTGACGAGGCTAACCCAATGCTCATGGCTTTTGGTAAAGCACTCAAACCATACAAACCATACCTAACCTATGAGGACAATGTTTAAACTATGCCTAAGATTAAAGACCCATTGTTGATTGATCAAATTTTTGGCTCGTATCAAAAATTTTATGAGGTAGATGTAGAGGGTAAGAAAATAATCGCCACTTATACCTTTGATGGTAATGATGGTGAACGAAGTGGGTGGGATTATGACCTAACCCCTTGTTATGTAGATTTAACCGAAGATGAAATTCAAGATTTAGAAAATGAATTTTACGAAGTGCTTTGCCAATCCGAAGATTGAAAGGAATGTTTAAACATGGGGGTAGGGTAAACATCTATTGACATGAAACTATTTCATATTGTGAAACCAAGACATGACAAACTTAGGGTTTGCCCTAATATATTTTCCAAGCAAGGTGGGCGAAAATATAGTATGGATTTGATGAAAGGCAATTATGAACTTTATATTTAATGATGGTGGTCGATCCAAAGCGGGTTATAAAGGCAAAGCGGGTGATTGTGGGGCAAGGGCAATATCGATTGCATTGGGGATTGATTACCAAACCGCCTACAACGAATTAGCCCAAGCCAACAAAGACAAAGGGTTTACAAAATCCGCAAGGAATGGCATTTATAAAGATGTTTATTCTGATGTATTAAAACGGCATGGGTGGGTATGGCACTCAGCACCAAAATTTAATGGTCGCAAGGCAAGGTGTAGTGATATGCCAAGGGGTGCAGTAATAGCCCAACAAGCGGGGCATTATGTGGCAGTAATAGATGGTATTCCCAATGATATTTGGGATTGCTCAAACAAGATGGTTTATGGATATTGGGGAAAGGTTTAACATGGCACTAACCGCAGAACAACGCATTGAAAAAGCACACATTGAGATTATGAGGCATGGTGGGTTTGTGGCATATACAAACCTTATTATGGTGGGCGATACCAAGATTGATGACAACGAGCCAACCGCTAGAACTAATGGGCGGGATATTTGGTATGGTCGCAAGTTCATAGATTCGCTAACCGACAACGAACTAAGAGGGCTAATTTTGCATGAGGCAAAGCACAAGATGTATCGCCATTTAGATACATGGAAACACTTAGCCAAGATCAACCCAATCAAGACCAATGTGGCTTGTGATTTTGTGATTAACATTGAGATCGTAGATGAGGGTAAACAAAATCTCGACAATTATGGCAAACCATTTTGCGTGTTGCCTGAGGGCGGGCTATATGACGAAAAGTTTAGAGGTCTTAGCACCGCAGATGTGTTCGCATTGTTGCCTGACTACCAAGGTGGCGGGGGTGGTGGCAAGGGTGATGGCGAGGGTGGTGCGTTTAAACCAATGGATCACCACGATTGGGAAAACGCAGAAAAACTAACCGAGCAAGAGAAAAAAGAATTAGCCAAAGAGATTGATCAAGCCATACGACAAGGTGCAATCTTAGCGGGTAAAGTAGGCGGGAATCAAAACAGAGCATTTACTGATCTTATGAGTGCCAAGGTCGATTGGAAAACCGCCCTTGCTGAGTTCGTGAGTGCAGTATGCAAAGGCAAAGACGATAGCACATGGGCTAAACCAAATCGTAGGTGGCTACAACACGATATTTATATGCCCTCTAGCGTAAGTGAAACAATGGGTCGAGTGGTGGTCGCAATCGATACATCAGGGTCTATTGGTGATTACATATTGAATCGTTTTATATCTGAAGTTGCCAACATGATGGAAAATGTAAACCCCGAATTGGTCGATTTACTTTATTGGGATACAAGAGTTGCGGGGCATGAGGTATATGGTTTAAACGAGTTCGACAAAATGACACAATCCACAAAACCCAAAGGTGGTGGTGGAACTGATCCCGATTGTATTGGCAAATACATGACCAAAAACAATATCGTGCCTGAGTGTGCCATTGTGTTTACAGATGGTTATGTATGTTCATGGGGTGAATGGGGTTGCCCTGTATTATGGTGCATACTTGATAACAAAGATGCTAATCCCAATGTGGGATCAACAATTCATATTGAAATGGGGGATTTATGAATCAGGAAAAAATGACCGAGGAATTGTGGGATTGGCTATATATTTTTCACCCGCAATTAGTCAGCAAATTTTTAGAGTTTTATTCTTATAAACAAGCATTGAAAGGCAAATAAAATGGGACATTGGAAAGGCATGAGGTCATCATCTCAAGTTCAAAGTGAAAGCCCCAATAAATACTTAAACTTTGATAAGGTTAAAGAGATTTACGAAAACACAAAACCAATCAGGGGTAAGCGGGGGTGTTTAAACATTCGCCCTGTCGGTGAAAGGGGTCGAACACAGGATAGAGTTATTAAGGTGAGTAATGAGGAATATTACTTAACTTGCAATTCTTATGCGTATGTTAGCAAAGACAAAAAAGAGCATGACAACCATTGTAGGGCAATCACATTTAGAATGTGCTACGATACTGAAACTATCATTATCCACACACCAACAGGCAGTTATGGGACAATGAATCCCCATTGGTTAAACTCACCCTCTATGCTTTATTTTTACCACTACAAATTACCAAGAGAATTTGGAGTGCATAACCATAGAGGCAAAAAGTATATCGCCCACACAGTCGAGGAACTAACAAAATACTACATAATGGCTAAGGGTGATATAGTTTTTATTAAAAGAAAAGGTGATTCACACTTTAAGCCACATCAAGTTCACAGGGAATATGTGCGATCTTTAGATAAAGATCAGACCAAGGTGGCTAATCAAAACATCAAGCCATTCTTAGACTACGCTAAAGCCATGATCAATATTATTGAAACTGAAAAATGGTCAAGTGGTAATCCACTCACAAATATATCAAAAGATGAACTGTTTAAACAAGACCCAAGTGAAAGTTGGTTAGGGGTATTGGAAAACTATAAAGACAGGATCAGAAGTTCGTCTTATGTGCGTGTTAATGATGAGTATAAGCAAGTTGTAGAATACAAAACTCATTTACTTGCGAAAAAGATTCAAAACGATCTCTATCGATTGGTAAGACCATTCAAATTGACTGAG